GTGAACACGCTGGATTTTGACAAGAGACCGGAAGATACGCGCGTTGTCGTCGCCATGTCGGGCGGCGTCGATTCCTCCGTTGTCGCCGGCATCCTCAAGCGCGAGGGTTATGACGTCCTCGGCATCACGCTGCAGCTTTACGACCATGGTGCCGCCGTCCACCGCGCCGGCTCCTGCTGCGCCGGCCAGGACATCGATGACGCCCGCCGGGTCTGCGAGACCCTCGGCATTCCTCATTATGTGCTCGACTACGAACAGCGGTTCCGCGACACCGTGATCAACCCCTTCATGGAAAGCTATGTCGCGGGCGAAACGCCGATCCCCTGCGTGGCCTGCAACCAGACGGTCAAGTTCGCCGACCTTCTGGCAACCGCGAAGGAACTCGGCGCCGATGCGCTGGCGACCGGTCACTACATCCGCTCGAAGTCCGTGCCGCTCGCCAACGACCCGGGCCACCGCGCCCTCTTCCGCCCGATCGATAGCGAGCGCGACCAGAGCTATTTCCTCTTTGCCACCACGCAGGAGCAGATCGACTATCTGCGCTTTCCGCTCGGCGCCATGTCGAAGGCGGAAACCCGCAAGCTTGCCGAAGACATGGGCCTCGTCGTCGCCCAGAAGGCCGACAGCCAGGACATCTGCTTCGTACCACAGGGCAAATATGCCGACGTGATCAACAAGCTGAAGCCGAATGCGGCTCTGGCCGGCGAGATCGTCCATCTCGATGGACGCGTGCTCGGCAATCACGAAGGCATCCTGCATTACACCATCGGCCAGCGTAAGGGCTTGGGCGTGGCCACCGGCGAACCGCTCTATGTCATCTATCTCGACGCCCGCTCGCGCCGCGTCATCGTCGGCCCCAAGGAAGCGCTGGAAACCCACCGCGTCTATCTGCGCGACATCAACTGGCTGGGCGACCGTACGCTCGCCGAAGACGCGGCAGACGGCATGCCCTGCTTCGCCAAGGTGCGCTCCACCCGCCCGCCGACACCGGCAGTCCTGCATGCCGACGACAAGGGCGTCTATGTCGATCTCGAAATCGGCGAAGCCGGCGTCGCCCCCGGCCAGGCCTGCGTGCTCTATTCGGCACCGGGCGCCGACGCCCGCGTCTATGGCGGCGGTTTCATCGAACGCTCGGAACGTTCGGGCACGGCGGAAGCCTCGCTGAAGGCGCTTCTGGCAAGCCCGGTGGCGGCATAAGCGGAGGGATTTGAGCGGCAGTGGAAAGCGCAATCCTTTTTGCTTTCAACGCGCTTGACTTTGATCGGACCCTCGCCTTATAAGCCGCCCATCGCTTCGGACGGCGACGGCTTCAAGGCCCGAATGTTCGATGTGTGGCGGGGTAGCTCAGGTGGTTAGAGCGTGGGATTCATAACCCCAAGGTCGGCGGTTCAAGTCCGCCCCCCGCTACCAAACACTTACCAGTTTTCCATGTCATATCGTTCCTGCTATGTTTAGCATGTGACACAGCTATACGCTGTCGAACACGGATGACATCATGTCCAGACATTTGGCTGTAGCCGGACGCGCATTTCCGGAATTTTGACAGCCAAATCCGGAAAAATGCAATTTCCGGAGAGCGTGGCAAAAACTGCCAATAGACGTTTCTGAACCTCAAAGCTTTCCTGCTGCGCTCGGCCCAACCATCACTGCAACGCTCCCTGCGACAGTCTGATGTACAAGTTCTCCGCACCGCCCTCTTTCCGTAACCTTCCAGAGCGACAAGACACTTAACACGCAGTCTGTCACTGAGACATGCCGGCCATCAACGATGAACATCCGGCTTCCTGTGAGGGATAGTTTTCCTTCATTCCTTTTTGAATAAACTCTCGTCGCTCGGTGACTTTCGTAGCGTCAGATCCATTGATGGTCATCGATGCAGCCATGACCGAGAGTGCCGGCAGCTTCGATTGGTCACAGTTGGCCATCATCCATTCGACCAATAAGGCCTGGTCCAGAGAGGACGCTTCTTGCTGTGCCGATACAGCGGTGCAAACTGCCGTGGCGACTACCGTGATGAAGGCTCTCAATCTGTTCATGCTCGGTCCTCTGTTGCCGATATCTGTAAGTTCTAGCGGCCTGGTCTCATAGAGAACAAGTCTAAACCGCGATCAGGATTCGACATCCGCAATAGGTAAGCCGGAAATGATCAGTTCCCGCGCGCTCGTGCCTTTCCCGCCGCTGATCGAATATGTCAGATCGACCGCATCCAGGCGGCACCATTTGAAGCACTCACGCACTTCTCGACGATCGTTCAAAGACATTATGAAGCCGCCTCGAAGTCTCTTCAAACGGTCCGACATACGTTCGAACTGGTCGCGACCGAACATATCCTTCCCGTAGTCGGCCTCGTTCCCCCAATAGGGTGGGTCGAGATAAAACAGGACGCCTGGACGATCGTAGCGATCAATGAAGTCGTGCCAGTCGAGGTTCTCGATGATGACTCCAGCGAGGCGCTCGTGGACGTCTTCGAGAAGCGGTGCCAGCCTGGTTAGATTGAAGCGAGCGCTGCCCTTTCGCTGGACGCCGAAGTTCTGGCCCTCGACCTTGCCGCCGAAGGCCAGCTTCTGGAGATAGATGAAGCGTGCAGCGCGCTCCAGATCCGTCAGCGTCGCCGGGTCGCAGGCCTTCAGGCGCTCGAACTCGCGCCGGCTGGTGATCTGGAACTTCAGCGTGTCCATGAACTGCGGATAGTGTCGCTGCAGGATCCGGAAGAGGTTCACTACTTCCCCCGATCGGTCATTGATCACTTCGGAGCGCGGCACCCGTCGCCGCCGAAAGAAGACGCCACCCATGCCGACAAAGGGCTCGGCATACATGTGGTGCGGCGCATCTTCGATCAGCTTAACCAAGCGTGGCGCGAGCGTCCGCTTGCCACCAATCCAGGCGGCCGGTGGCTGAGTGTTAGACACCTCGCGCCAGTCGTCACGATTCACCATTTCAAAAACCTCAAGACTCAGTCACAGAGGCCGCCTCGGCTTCGGCCGAGGTCGGATGTGACGGTTATCTTGTGTTGCTGTCGGGAGGGTCCGGACGCCAATCTCAGGCCCTCCTCGGGGACATGTCCCCGGCATCCGATGACCTTCTTTAAATCGCTGGCCAGACCACGGCCGCAGCGGCCGCCTGGGCGTCCTCTTCGTTGGCAGCGTCCGAAATCGCTTTCTTGCCCGAGAGCCGCGCCGCCTCAATCGCAGCACCGATCAGCAGCCACTGCGAGTTTGCCGCTGCAACGACCTGCGCGACGCCAACGAGCGTTGCGGCCGTTATGCCGATTTCAGCAGCCAGCAGCGGATAGTCTTCCGGATCGGGGCCAGCGGCGGCGAGGCAGAGACGCGCCTCGTCAGCCTTCTGCGCATACGTCATGGCCTGGCCAGCGCCAGCCGTGATGTACTTTAGCCGCTCGGCCTCTGCCTTTTCATCGACCCGGCGCTTCAGCTCCGATTTCAACCTGTCCATGAGGACGGCCTCTGACACGAGCACATACGACGCACCCGGATATCGGTCTTCGACGTAGGCTTCGAGATCGATGGCGTCGTTCTCGACACTGACCAGCTCGATTCCAGCATCATGAGTAATTTCGATTTTGCGGATCATGTCAGCCTGCCTTTCGGACCCAGAACTCGGAATAGTTGACCGCACCTGATGCCGCGCGGGCTCGTATCCGAATGCCGGTAACAGTCCCGGTGCTGCCGGCCGCACGATTCACCGCCGTCGAATTGGTCTGCATCATCAAGGCGCGGTAGGTTCCGCCTCTGACGCTGATGATCAGGAGCGCATTTTCACCCGGCGCGACATTGTTGTCCTGGTAAAGAGCCGTCCAGGTCGACCCGCTGTCGAAACTGATATCGACACCGCACTGAACCGTGCCCGAGTTCGATGCCAAATGCCCAACCATGGCCTCGAAGAGACCCGAGGTGGCTTGAACATCAATCGCGACGGACAGTCCGGAGGGTGCCGGAGCGACCAGTCGGCTTGCGGCGGAATACTCCTGCAGCCGCTGGAATTTCACGCCATCGTAGACGAGCAACAGGATCGAGCCCGCCGGAACTTGGCCCGCCCCCATCGCAGCGCCATCGATCGAGGTGATGTCCTTTGCACCAAGCCCGTTGACGTCGATCGTCATCGCGCCCGTATTGGCCGCAGCGCCAGTCTTCACCCGCAACGGCGCGCCAGTCAGAGCCGCGTACGAAGTCGGCACTGGCGCCAACGTGAGGGTCAGCGCGTTAGCAGTACCGCCGGCAACGCCATAGTTCCACTTACCGGACTGGCTGTCCTGAGCGACTTTCTCAACATAGACGCCGCTCACCTTCAGATAGATGCGGCCATCGGGAATACTGACGCCGTGGCCTTCCTTCTGCACCGTGAAGCTCCATGCAGAGCCGGACCATTCTGCCAGTTTCTGCGCTTGGCCCACCCATGCTCCGGTAGCGCCGGCCGGCACCACATAAGCATCCCCGCGCACGGGCGCTCCAGGAGGAGCGGTCTGGCTTACGCTCAGGACCGGCCTCCAAACAGAACGATTAAGGTCGCGGGCGCGGATCGCCTGAAGAAGCTGGGTCCAGTCGCCAGGCGACAGGGCCACCCCTTCCGCCTCGATGACAGCGGCAATTTCCTCCTGAACCATGTTGAGCCAGAGAGCCGTTACCTCGGTTCCGGCCTGACCGACGCCCAGGTCTTCGTCGACAAACCCGCGCCTACCGCCGCCGATATCGATTGTGTCGGCACCATTGATGCGATCCATCAGGACCCTCCATAGGAAAAAACGACGAGTGTGTGAGCGGGCTTGAGCCGGCGGATCTCACATTCGATCGAGGACAGGGTAAAGGAGCCGAGGCTGTGGCCGGCACGGCTGGCACCGGCCTTGAAGTTCACCACAGTCACCAGGCCGGGGATGTTGACGCGCCAGACGAACTGACAGCCCTCGGGCCGAAGCCGCTGACCGGCACGCAAGCCGCCGGCACGCGACGGCCAGAACTCGTCGACCGTGATTGAGACACCGAGGCGCGCGGCGAGCTGCACGAAGTAAGGGATGCTCTGCCCACCTCGGGCCGTCCAGCGCTGATGGGCCAGTTGCCGACGCTGGGCGACATTCAAGTTTCCACTATCGCGTCCACATGGGTCCGGACCGAGGCAGCGCTCGAAATCGGCGAGCAGCCGGTTTGCTTTCCGTGGGTCCGTCTCATCCATCAGGGCTTCGGCCGCTGCCTCGACGTCATGCAGAGCGAGCGCAATGCCTCCGAGAATGCTGTCCAGAACGCCGTCACGCTTTCCGAGCGCCCAGCCGGGAGTGAGCTTGGCGATCATGCTCCGGGTGATTGCAGCAACCGTCCGGGTCATGCCGCCACCCAGGTGATCACGCCAGGGATGGGATAGTGGGTGGGATCAAGTGTGAAGCGATCGGCGGGAACAACAAGGTCATGGGCATATTCGCCCTCTGCAGCCGAGATCGCCTCAGAAAGGCGACTTGGTTCGATAGTCGCGCCGATTGGCCCATCATTGCCGGTGTCTTCTTCGTCACCGATGGTGGCCACGAAGCGCGTAAAAGCCTCCTGGACGGCTGTGCGTGTCGCCAGATTATCCGGCCGCAGACGAACCGAAATCGGAATGGCCTCAAGGACGCCTGGCACCACGATGACACGCGCTGTCACCGGCCGTACGCCGAGCGGGCTGCCGAACAGACCAAGATGCGCCTGGATGCGGTCCACCTCATCGGTCGTCGGCACCCGGGCGGTGCCATCGCCGCTATCCATGATGACAACGACGCCGAGCGAACCCCGACCGATCCACTCCGGAACGACTTTGACGGCCAGCGCATCGGCGACTTCACGCACCCAAGGGGCATAGTCGAACCCGGCGCCTCCGTGAGCCGGCTGGCGAATGCGCTCAAGATACGCGGCCTGCAGCTCCTCAGGCGTCATTTCGTCGGCGCCACCGGCAAAGGCCGTAGAAACGGTCACCTTAGAGACGCCATCAACGACAGCGACTGTCGAGAGTTGAATGCCGGCTTCAAGGTTCCCGGATGCCCCCGCAACCGTCGCCTCCGCCGACACGGTCGCAGTGCCGGCACCGGAGATGGTGGCACCGCTTGTGGTCTCGAACAGAGTGCCGTCGCTGGCGGAGAGCGCGATTCCAGATGGCAACACCGTGCCAGGTACGCCCTCTATCGTTACCGCACCGACAGCGCCGATCGGGCCGCGACCGTCGACACCCCAGATGCCGGCATGGCGGCGGATCATGCTTTCGTCGTCGGCACTATCGGGCATGTACTGCCGGCCCCACCACGCCTGATGGTCATGCAGCTCCCGGATTTCGGGAGCAACGGCTCCAATGACCTGTGAGAACACCCCTTCACGGTTTCGAACGGCACGCGAAAGCTTGCGGGGATCAGCGTCTGGGCGAACCAAGAGAATGCCGGCTTCGATGCCGGCTGCGATGCGCTCAAAGATGGCTCGCGCCCTGGAGATAGGCCAGACCATCAGGCGTCCACCCTCTTCGTCAGCGAAACACTGGTGTCCTCGATCATCACGCGGAAGCCCAGCACCTCCGGCCTGATCCACTCGACCTCGATTTCGGCTGGCTGGCCGCTGACTTCAACGGCCCAGCTCAAGGCCTCCTCAAGCCAGAATTCGCAGAGGAGCCGCGTCGTCTCGGTTTCCTTGGCCCGCTCAAGAAGCCAGAGCTTGGAGCCGGAGAGATTGCCGCCGGCATCGAACGCGTCGCCGATCCCGCCTCGGCGCTCGGAGAAGCTGGCAGGCGCCAGAAACTGCGAGCGGCCCTCGGGCAAGGGGTCATCGGCATCCGCCCGGCGATCGAGCCCGATCGACACCAGCATGGCCGAAACGGGCGTCGTATCGAGCACGAGATCGAGATCGTCGCCGAGCGTCAGGTCGCAGCGGCGGCTTTCCGGATCATAGGTGAGAGCGAGATCACAAAACATGGGCGGCAGGCTATCGCGCGCGCGAAACCCTGATCATGCCCGCGAGGGCTGGCGGGATCAGCCAGCCGGAGGGGCGGTGAAGCCACCGCCCTCGACAACACCACCATGGGTGTGGGTCTTATCGATCGGGACGCCATCGTGCCAGACGCCACCACCGGAAAAATGAAAGCCGGCGCTATCGATGGTCAAGGATACTCCACCGACAGTCAAAGAGATCGAGCTCGCGGCGGCGATCTCGATCCCGCCACTTGCCCGTCCGATGACCCGGTCTCCACCCTTAGTGTAGAAGCCAACGTCACCTTTGCCGAGACCACCCATGCGGTTCGAGGGGTTGGCGATCGGCAGCAACACCATGTCGCCCTCGTCGCCGCCCAGCGCGAGCGCTATGCCGACGGCGCCATCTTCCGGCGCACTCGACGAGATCCCATACTGCTGAAGGATCTCCACATCGGTCCGCCAGACCCCATCGGCAACCTCGATCGAGGCCGTCTGGGTCTCGCCATCGTCCTTGATGTCCTTGACCGTGACCCGTCGGGCCATTCCCCGGATCTTGTCGTGAAGTTCCTTGCTCATAGAGGCGCCGCCGTCTTGTCCACTGAGCCGGCTCCGGCCTTGCTCCTGGACGTCTTGTTGATCCGCCGATCGCCGGTCGGCGCCTTGTCGAAGGCTTCAGGGCTCTCATAGGTCAGCTCGGTGACGATGCCGGCATCATCCTCCCTGTAGGCCACCCGAGAGATCAGAAGATCCCGCTCGACACCGAGGAAGGCATCCGAGACCGAGGCGAGCTGGTTTACCGTCCAGAGCTGGCCGCCAGCAGTATGCCCCTTGACGGTATGCACGAACTCCTCGCCCTCGGCTCTCGATGTGCGCATGCGCCAATCGGCTTCGTCCTGGGCCGACACATTGTCGGCCTTCGATCTTGCGAGGTGAACAATCGGTCGATGGCGGGTGATCTCGTCGTCCCGAGCGCGGCCGGTCGCGACCGTACCCTTGCGTTCCTTCTGGGTCGCGGACCCGTCACCGTCCTCCCGATCCCCGGCATCGATGGGAGCAGCCGTCGCATCCAGCGCGGCGGGGCCTCGCGCCTTGCCCGCCTTCTCCCCCTGCCCGCGTACGATCGTCTCGCTATAGCGTCCTTCATGGCTGAAGGAACCCCGCGACAGCAGCACATTGCCGGGATAACGCAGCTCGACGGGAGCCATGGTCTGGCCCGTGCGTGTGATGACGATGTCGCCAACGCCGTCGGAGAGGACCAGGGCGTGGCGTGACCGGGCACCCTTCTCGATCGCAGAGAAAGCGGTCTCTGCCAGATCGACGGAATAGCGGGTGAAGGGCTCCCCAGTATCGATCTCAGAGCGCACAGAGAGCCCATAGGGCGCCGCGATCCGGCGGGCGGCCTCTTCAAGCTTTACATTGAAGAACTCCGCCTCGTCAGTCATGGCGGCACCGTCGATCAGATCGCCCGTCACGTCCCGGCCGCTGATTACGATCGAGGCCTGACGGTCGCCCCCGTCGACTTCGACCCGCTCGATCGCCCCCTTCAGGACCAGGCGGCGGCCGATCCGGATCTCGACGGCCGGGCCGGGTCGCAGCATCCGGACGGCTGCATTGGTGGCAAACGGCAAGGCGTTGCGAGAGCGCACAGCATCGCGGAAAGTGAAGCTGAAGGCACCGGCAAAGTCCTTCAGGTCGCGCGTGACTTCGGCGGACAGCCACTGGTCATAGGCCACGCCATCAATCGAGAGCTTGATGCTTTTGGCCATCAGCGGATCTCCAGCACTTCGACCGTCTCGCCTTCCATCGCGGCCGGGTGGCGCGGACGGTTGCGGGCGACGATATCCAGATAGACCGTCTCGATCAGTTCCGGCCTGTCACCGGCCACATGCTGGGCAACCTGCCAGGCGTCATGCACGCGGTCGGCCGAGAAGACGAGCACCTCAGGCAACCGGCCAACCACCTCGTTCATCTCGATCACTACGGCTGACGATACGCGTCGCGCCGCCCGGATCAGCTCCGACGCTGCGGATTGGTAGGTTTCCGCTCCCAGCAGCTCGGCGCGCTCGATGAGATCGCGCAAGGCGCTCGTCATCCGGGTCCGATAGGCGGTTGCCTCCGGTCTGGACGAGAATTCCGCATAGACCGCCTGGCGGCTCGCCGCCGCGAGCAGCTCCGCCGCAGCTGCGATCAGAAGAGCGACATCGATGTCGGACGGAGCCGAAGCGGCGGATGCCGTCATCTGCTCGCCCAGGCTCAACGCCACCGCGATCCTGGATTGGGTCGAGGGAACTGCAGCGGCCACAACTGCCGACGCCACGGCTGGCGTCTCGGCGACGTCGGCAAGGAGGTCTACGGCTGCCTTGAGCCACGTCTGATAGGATGCCGGCGTTTCCGGAGAAGACGCGGACAGTGCGGCACGGATCTCCGGCAGGAGGCGGGCACCATCGGCGGGCGGCGCTACCGCTGAAGCGGCCGAGGTGAGAAGTCGGACAGATCGGCGCACGGCCGCACCCCGCGCCGATGACAGCACCCTGGAGCCAACGATACCGATGAGCCCCTCTGCAGCCGACAACAAGCCAGAAACACCGGCGCCCAGACCGGACAGCACCTGGCCGAGACCGGAGCCGGCCTTGATCCGCTTCAGCCGGACATTGATGCGGGCAACGCGCAACTCACGAGACGAGAAGGCAATGCTGGCCGGCTCCTCGAGCATGACCGACATCGGTCCCAGCCAGGGGTGGATGAGTTGCCCAGGACCGGGTGTTTCAAAGGCCCTTTGAAGCGCCTTCACCTGGGCCTTGTAGTCGTCTCCGATGATCAGGGCATCGATCGTGAAGACGGCCGGCAACAGGCCGAAGTCGTCATAGGCTGCGGCATCGACGCCAGGGAAAAGATATTCGAGAACGCGCCGCCCGTGCTCGCTCGATGCGTCCATGAAATGCAGTGTGAGACCACGATAAGAACCGGGCAACAGGCCGGGAAGCGCGTCGAGACTATCAAGCCGCATCAGAACCTCCCGACCGCCCTGCCTGTATTGGCTTTGATCGGTACAGCCGGATTATCGCTGCTAACCCCAGTGACCTCTGCCGGCCCCGTCACATTGACGTCGACGCTTGCTTTAACGTTCGTCTCCGACGATCCAGATTGGGCCGGTAGTATGTTCTGGTTCGCAGGCTGCGCGCCCGGCGTCTCACCACCGCCAAGCCAGGAAGGAAGCGACGGCCAGCTAACCAGGCTGGAGAGGTCAACCTTCCCGATGGCGCTCATGATCCTTTGGGCCAGTCCTTTGAACCACCCCACCAATTCGTCGAACTTAGCCTTAATTCCGTCGATCATCGCCTGCCCCAGTGCGAAACCCATCGTTCGGAACTCTGCCTCGGCATCAGCCGAATAGTCGTTCATCGTGAAGATGTCGGAGAAGAACCCCTTCACCTTCCCCGGAATGGCCTTGATGAAACCCACAACGCTATCAGCGAAGGACTGGACCTTCGCCGTGATCGCCGCAATCTCGGCGTCGTCAAAACCCAGCCACGCGGCAAACTTGCCGGCGAGCGCCGCATTGCCCTTGGCAAACACACCAGCCAGCGAAGACAGCTTATCGGTCAGTTCGCCCAGCGCACCACCGATGGCCGAGGCGAAGCCCTGGACGAAGTTCTTGATCGGCTCCCAATAGTTATAGATCGCAAGCCCGACCGCAGCGACGGCAGCGATCAGCGCCCAGATCGGCCACGTGATGGCCGCAACCGCCGTCCCGATCGCCGAAAGCGCTCCGATCACCAGGGACATACCAGGCACCGCCATCAAGACGCCCCGAAGCCCGACCGCCAGCCGCCCCAGCCCTGCGAACTTGACACCGTCCATTGCTGCCAATGCGGCCTGCAGTCCGATTGCACTTCTCGCGGCGGTCATGAAGTAGCGACCGATGGAAAGCGCAATGCGCCCCGTTCCAATGAACGGCATGGCGAGAGCTGCGACCCCCGACCCGACCGCCGGCAACACCACACCGAGCAGACCAAGCGCGGCGACCAGCACGAGCGCAGCACCAGCCCAGGCAAGCGTCTGACGAACCATGCCACCAGTCTCCCGGTCGAGTTCCCGGAGCCACTTCAAACCGGCAATCAGATGCTCGTTAATCGCAGGCATCCAGGTGCCGAACGCCATGCCGACTTCACGGATTGCCTGGGCACCGATTTCCCGGAATGTGATCAACTGCCGGTTCATGCCGGCGAGCTGCGTCTCGAAGTCCGCATCGATAATACCGCCCGTCGCCTGGGCGACCTCTTCCCGGATCCGCTTGTACTCGTCGAGATTGCCGAGCATGGGGATAAGGAAGTCCATGACCTGCATATCGCCGAAGATCTCGCCGAGCTTGCCGGCGCCATGGATCTTCTCAAGCTGTTCACGCACAAAGCCCAGCGCCTCGGCACCTTCAAGCCCGTTCGCCTTGGCCTTCTGTATCAATCCGTCGATCTCCTTGCCCGACATGCCGGTGAGCTTCGAGATCTTCTGAACCACGGCCTCGATCGGGTTTATGCCCTTCAGCGCCGCATCGCGCATGACGGCCTCGATATCGACACCGGCATCCTTGAAGTTCTTGATGGTAGCCGGTGCAAGGATCTTGGCGAGGAAGTTCTTCAGGTTGTTCGCAGCCTCGGCCGGATCGGACGTCCCCTTGCGGGCGATCTGCAGGGCAGATGCCAGGAAGTTCACGGCCTCGCGACCGGTCACGCCGAACTTCGCCATCTGGCTGGTAAGCGTTGGGAAGTAGCGCGCCATGTCCTTCAGCTCGAACGATCCGAGCTTGCCGGCTTTCACCAGGGCCCCGAGACTGTCGTCGAGCTGGTCGGCCGGCACGCGCAGCGTCTGAAGCAACGAGGTGGCGACAGAGGTCATGTCGGAGAACTCGGCATTGGCGGCAGTCGCTGCCCGGCCAATGTCGCCGATCGATGCATCGATCAGGCTCTTGTTGATGCCGGCCGCGATCATCTGCCCCGCACCGGACGCGATCGTGTCCGAAGACTGGCCGATCTGAAGGGCGAGCCCCTCGTAAGCATCCTTGGCCTGATTGGTGAAGGCAAAGGCGGCGCCGCCCGTCATCTCCATAGTGCCCGCGATATCGAGCAACTTTTGCTGGAATGCCGCCGCCTGGTCGATTGGGCCTAGAAAGCTGATACCGGCGACGGCAGCACCGAGGAGGCCGATGCGGCGCGAGAAGTTGGCGATGCCTTCGAGAGAGGAGCGCAGGCGCCTGAGCGGTCCGGACAGGAGATCCCGCATCCGGACGATGACATCAAGGTTCATGCTGCGAGAGGACATGGCCACTTCCCGATTGAAGGTGGCCGACGCTATCGCGCGCGCGCAAACGTGATCATGCCCGCCGGAGCGGGCATGATCTTCATTTATTGTTTTGCTGGTCGTTCACTTCCTTGCGCCAGGCCATTACGCAATTCCACCAGAAGGTGGCCTGGCGCGCCTCGAAGCCCTCAAGCTCCTGGGCGCTGAAGCCGGTCCCATCGGCAAGCGCGCCGAGGATTATCGGCCAGTTCTTCGGCCACTCGTCAAAAAATGGTTGATGATCTTCCCCCCATCCATGATGTCGGCCGCATCAAGCTCGTCGAAGACAGCGTTCATGATGGCCTGCATGGTGCGGGTCGATCGAGCAAAAGTCACCACGGTATCCTTCTCTTTCGATGCCGCAGCGATGGCCTGAATATCGGACCCCTTCAGCCGATGAAAGGTCAGGCTGGAGAATACCCGCTCCCGCTCCTTGCCATCCTTGCGGACTGTGATCTTGACTGGCTCAAGAAGCGGCAGGGTGATGCTGCCATCGTCATTCACGACCGCAGTGGCCGGCAGCTTGTCCGTATCGGCACCATCCTCGTTGACGACAATCGCCTTTCCCCCGCCCTCATCAACGACAACCGTCGAGGTGCCGGAACTGGTCGAGGTAGAGCCGTCCTGGTGCTCATCCAGATCGATATGAAGGCCCTTCCTCATGCCACGATCTCCTCAGGAGAACCCGCCGACCAGGTCAGCTCGATATCGCCGCCTTCGCCGCCGGTGATCGTCGGAATGTCGCCCGACAGGAAGGCGTCATACATCACGAAAGTCTGCCCGGTATCGCAGACCACCTGAAGTTCGCCTTCGCCACTGTCCCAGGTGTTACCCCAGCGCTGGCCGGCTTCGAGATGCACCTTGGCCTTGATTTCAGAGCCCTGGTACTCCTGGGCACGGCCGACCTTGCGGCCATAGGTGACCGGGTTGTTCTTGAGGCCGCCGGGGCGAATGCTCGCGCCCTTGGCCACCTGAAGGTTACGGCCTCGCCAGATGATATCGACGATGCCCAATACCTGCGTCATTGAAGTGTCCTTTCAAGTTGGGCGTTAGACCTGGAATTCCAGCGCCTGGGCGAAGACCATCAGATTGCCGACGATCTGCACCTGCGGGCGCCCTTCCAGGCGGTTGCGGTCGGAGTTGGAGCGCTCGAACACGCTTTCCTTCACCGTGCGGGTGACGTCCTCGATCCAGACGTTCTCGCCGTAGAGCTTGCAGCGCGCCGCCCAGGACGCCTTCATGCGCTTGGGCGTGACGACGGCAGTGCCGGGATCCTCGTCGCCGTTGAACCGCTGCACGTTGGCTGCATCCGTGTCGTCATCGACGAGTTTGGAGCGCGGATACATCAGGCTGACATAGGTCGCCCAATCGTAGCGGATGCGGCTCATGGTGGCGGGCACCATGATGTCGAGCCAGGCACGATCGGCGGTGCCGAGGCTGCTGGTTTTGTAGGTCGTGATCACGCGGCTGATGACGACAGCCCCATCGGAAAGGCAATCGAAGGTCGAGATGCCGGTCCGCAGCAGCAGATCGTTTTCGGTGTCGAGGAACTGGTCGACCGGATCGGGCGCTTCCACGCCTGGCAGAACGAGCGAGCGGAGCTGGCGCGCCGGATCATTGGTGAGATGGAAGGCGGCGACGCCCATCAGCGAGGCAGCGATAGACCAGGATGAGGTCGGGCTCTTCTTCAAGCCGCTTGTCGTCAGGAAGGCGTTGTTGGTAAGGGCGCCGAAAGTGCTCAGTTCGCCGAAGGTCCCGCGCTTGAAGACGAAGCCCTGGCAGTCCAGCTTGGACGTCGCAAGGTACCGGACCCGCAGCCATTCGGCGAGTGCCGCCATGTTCGTGGCGTCGTTCCAGGGCGTCGTCAGCTTGGTGAACCAGGTGTTGGCGATCGCATCGAGCGCAGCCTGGACCAGCGGATTGCCCGAACCGCCTGCCATGGCGACGACAGTGATTGTCAGGCCAGCCGGGATCGGCTCGTTCTTCGTATCGACGCGCAGGTCAATCTCGTTGCCGACCTCACCGCCATGCCGAGAGGTGACCGTGACAACACCGGCCGCCGCCACAGCAGTTGCCACCATGTCGAGATCTGCGTTGATGGCAGCTGCAAGCTTGGCGGCAAGAGCGGTGACGTTGTCCGTCGTCAGCGCCGTAATACGCACCTGGCGGCCACCGATCTTGAAGCGGATGGTGCTCGCTGCCTGAACGGCACCGACGAAGGTGAAGGTGCCGGTCGCCTTGACCGCGCCACCGGCATCCGCCAGCGCCATGATCGAAAGCGGCGTGTTGCGGTTGGCCTTCTTGAAGAAGGCGACTTGCTCGGCGCCAATCGAGCCTCGGCCGAAATAGGCGATCGCTTCTTCAGCGCGGGTGATTTCGATGATCTGGCCGGGCGTGATCGTACCAGTCGCAAGCTTCTGGCCGATGATCAGCGTCTTTTCCGGCCAGGCGAAGATGCCGGCATAGCGATAATTCGCGCGGACTTCGATCAGAACGCCTGGCTCCAGGCGATCCACGGGGATTTCGGTGAAATCCATTACTTCTCTCCTTCAGGCTTTTGGGGCGCCGGGACTTTGACCAGATCGCCATCGGCGACACGGCGGCGGGTGTAGAGCGTGTCGGGATCTTCCATCCCTTCGGTCGGCCAGGGCTTTCCGTCTTCCTGCGGAACGAGGCGACCCTCGCCAGGAGCAAGCCAGTATTGGCCCTCCTCCTCCGCCGGCTCTCCGGCTGCGGCCGCATTCTCTCTTTTGGCCATGATCACTCCTGTGGTGGCTCGATGGTGTCGTTGATTGCGCCTGGTCCATTCGAGCCGGACACAGACCAGGTGATGCCGAGCTGCTCGAAGCTCTCCGGCGACGAAATCGCATAGTCCGCGGGCGATGTGACGAAGCTGAAATTGAAGTCGATCTGGGCGAGCGCGATGTCATCGTCGGCATAACCTTCGGCGACGAGGCTCTGCGCCTGGGTGACCTCCATGACGCCAACCGGCTTCATGGTCACGCCATGGATGAGCGCCAGGGCGACGTCGGTCATTGCGTCCAGACCGATGTCTTTCCGATCGCCTTTGAAGCGCGCTTCAAGACCGCTTGAGACGCGGCAGATCAGGATCAGCCGCCACTGCATGACGCCCTTCAGCTGCCGGCCGCTGTCCTTCTGCGGCTGCATGCCCGCCCAGGCGAGCCCGAGCATCGGAGCCTGCTTCACAACCCGCTTGAACTCCGAGAGGCTCAGCGACTGCGGAACACGCTCGATGCCAAACGTCTGGGCGGGGAATGCCTGACGAAGCCGCTCGATGATGAGTGGCTCCTGACGGCGGATGGTGGCAAGGTCAAAGGAGGCCATCAGAAGCCCCTTAGTGTGTCTTGGCTGAAGACGCGGCCGCGATCGGAGATGCGGGGCCCGGAGCCCACCTGGTCGGCGCCGGTCACGAGCGCGCGAGGCACGTCGAGATTGACCAGCTCCTTCGAGATCGACTCGAGCCATTTGATGATGTCGGCCCGGCCCTTGCTCATCTCCTCGGTCGGCGACGAGCGTTCGGTATCAGAGAGATCGTAGCGGGCGAGGATGCAGGTAGCCCGCACGATCTCGGCCGGCGGGATGGCGATCGGCACGAAGTACCGGCCACGTATGTAACCGTCGATAACGGCGCTCGCATCGGCCAGAGCGATGTTGACCTTCTCCTCGTCAACAGTCTCGGCTGTGCGGTCCTCCGGCTGGGACAGCCGGATGATCTGGGTCTCGCCGAAGCGGGCGATCATGTCGGTGACGGTTGCGTACAAGGTCTCTCTCCAGCGGGATCAGAAGCGGGGCCGGCCGAATTGCCGGCCCCGCGTCGGTCGCTCTCTCGGGGGTTATTTCTTGGTCGTAGCCTTCTGGTCGCCGGCCGCCTTGGTGGCGGCATCGAGCTTGGCGTTCAGATCGACCACGACCTTGTCGTGTTCGGCCTGCAGCTCTTCGATCTTCTCCTTCGCCTTGTCGGCGACAGCCTGATCGAAGGCCGCCTGCAGCTCATCGATCTTCACCTGGAGCCGGGACTCGACGGCGGCACGAACCAGCTGCCCAAAGTCATCGTCAGTCTTGACGTTCTCGCCATCTCCCACCGCGCGCACCGTGAAAGCCGGGTCGGCGCGGAAGGCTGCGAGCTGCTCGTCAGTCCAGCGGCCCTCATCGTAGAACGCTGAAGCCGGGTGCTTGACGCCATTGCGACGCATGCCAGGGGCGGTGCAGATGATCTGGATCTTCTTCGACATGTCGGGTTCCTTTCCGGGTCTCGGGAAAACGGCCACCGGGCCGCTTTCCGGAAACCCGTCGCCAGCCGGGAGGATGACTGGCGACGGCCTCGGGACGCTTGACCTGTCCGAGGTCAGGCGAGATAGGGAACCACGACCACGTCGGCCGAGCGGTTCCAGACGTTGGTCGCGCCGTTCGCAGCGGTCTCGGCGGCCACCAGCTTGCGGGCGACGCCTTCCAGTGCCGGCGGAACGATCAGCTTCGCGCCACGGATGTTGAACGGCGAGCCATCCCGGCGACGGATAGTCGAGAGAGCCGTGCGGACTGCCTCATAGTTTGCCTCGTTGAGGGTGGCCTTCGACTTGTACGCAAGCTGCCAGAGGCCGAGACCACCATTGCAGCGACCATCGACGCCCCAGACGAACTTGTTCTGATAGAAGACGTTCGGATCGTCAGGGTTCTGGAGAGGCGTGAGCTTGAAGGCACGGCGTGGCTGAAACACGAGCGGCTTCATCACCTGGCTGTCATCGACGAGGTACCAGGCGGGGCCGGCACCATCGGTGAAGTTGGAAACCGAGATAGCGCCGCCAGCCTCGTTGTAACCGGGGTGATCGGTATCGAAGAAGTACTGGCCGTCGTAGCACTTCATTGTTTCACCGGTCTTGAAGAGCGACCAGATCAACTGATCGGGAAACTCAGCAGCGTCCTGCCCCATCTGGCCAGCAACCGGCGTGAAGACGCCAAGCTGGTCATCCTCAATCTGCTCGCGCTTGATGCCGATCGTCTTCTCGAACGTGCGGTTCTTGATGAAGTAGGTCTGCCCGCCGAGATCGTGGACGATGCGGTCACCGACCCATTCGCGGAAACCAGGCACATCGTCGAGGCGCGGGTATTCGTTCATGGCCGTCGTCGACGTAACGGTCATCGCAACGATGTTGTAGAAAGTCTGCACTGCGCTGAAGCGGGCATTGTAGGCCGTCGACAGGCCTGTGTAGACGGCGCGCAGGGTGCTTGCATTGATATCCATGTGGACGTCCTCAGAGGGTCTTGAGCCAGACGCCGTCAGCGTCGATGGCGTCGATGGTGCCGATTGCAAGCAGCGAGCCTGCGGTGAGCGTGAAGGTGTCGTCGGCGGACGCGTAGACCGTCGCGCCGATGTTCGAGACAACGGCACCTGCAAGCGGGATCAGGCGCACATCCTTCTCGATGTTCACGACCTGGTCGCCGGTTGCGCCGCCGGTGTTGTCGGCACGCTGCTCGGCAAAGCCGATGAGCTTGACCGCCGAGACGTGGCCCGCCGGAACGGCTTCCCGGTTCGCCGTGATGCCGACAGCCGAGCCGCCGAAGATCTTGGTGTTGGCCAGCACCGGATAGCCGAAGGAACGACCGAGGCCGGGCTTGCGGCGGGAACGAATGTCATCAGTAGCGGCCATGTCAGTTGCCCTTTCCGTGCAGAGCCTTTGCCGAGGCGGCGAAGGTGGTTTCGTCGACGCCCATCATGGCCGCGACCTGGCGGTCCTCGTCGGACAGCCCGCCGCCTTCCGCTTCGGGCACCTTCCGCCCACCAAGACCGCCGCTGTTGATCGACGGCAGGAGCGATATCTCCTTCTCGACTTCGGCCGGGTCCTTCATGTGGCGGGCGATCATGTGCTCCTTCAGAGCCGGCACGATCTTGCCGGCCTTGACCGCGTCCTCAACGACAGTCACCGCCTTGTCGCGGGCATGCGTCGAAATCAGCGTCGTGAGCTGGCTCTGCAGCGAGGTGACAGATGCCTTCAGCTCGGCATTCTCGGCCTCGGTCGGCGTGACCTTGCCGCGCGACTGGAGAGCGGTGACCAGAGCATCACCGGACGTGCCTGAAGGCAGGCCGACGGCTTCGGCGATCTTGCCGACCAGGGCGGCGTGTGTCGCCGTTTCCTGCTGGGCCTGATGGGCGGATGCGACGGCCGCCAGTACATCGGCCTCCGTTGCGGTTTCCGGAAGGCCGAGCGCCTTCCGCAGCTGTTCAAGCATTGCAGTCTCCTGCTGTTGGTTATGAAGGGCGGTGAGAGTGAGGTTCGGATTGTTGGTGACGGCTGCCCTGAGCACGCGCACCACCTGATGCGGCTCGTCCTTCGTGTGGGTGAAGACGGGCGACAGGTAGCCGTAGCTCTTCGAGTGCCAGATCCAGACACCTTCAGGCGTCCATTCGACCTTGCCCCAGATGCCGTCGTCACGCGCTTCGAGCGCCACGACCCAGGCAACAGCCGGCGTCGGCTTGCCTTCGCCTGCAAGATGGTCGATCGCATGATTGACGTCGATCGGCAGCTTGCGCCCCGGCAACATCGACGCGGCAATGACGGCGGAGGGCGACGTGACCTCGTAAGGGCCGCGACCGTCGCTTCCTGAAAACACGCCGGCCGGAACGAGGTGCACCCATTCGGGCGGACCGTTCTCGGCCTCGTCGTTGCCCATCGGCAGGAGGAAGGAGTTGATGGCTGTAAGCATGCCGCGAAAGTGCCATGGGCGGCAGTGCGGTATCATGCCCGCAGGCGCGGGCATCAAGGGAGCGATGAAGGGAGGATCAGCGGCGCGTGAAGCGCTCCAGGAAACCGAACACCGTCTCGGCGATCATGGCTTCGTCCTGGACAGATATACCGAGGTAGGGCCGCGCGGGCAAGGTGACGCTTTTGGCCTTGATCAACCGGTCTCCAATCCTGAAGACCAGGACGTCACCATTCTTCGGGGTTATCGTTGCACCGAGCTGATGGACCGCAGCATAGACGACATTCGAGCCGACGCGGACTTCATCATTCGATGCACGAGCGTTGATGCTGTCTCGCAGCCGGCCGCTCTCCGTCAGGATGCGGCTGTTGCGTTTCGTCTCGGCATAATCCTGGTTGAGCGCCTGCCACGCCTGGCCGTCCGGATCTGTCTGGGTGATGAAACGCTGGTGGGTAGAGCCGACCAGGCCGACGCCGATCGCATGCATCACGGGCCGGGTATTCGTCATTGCACGGCCGAGCTGCTGCACGGCGCGTTGAACTTCCTCATCCATGACCTGAAAGGTGAGCGAGATGGCGGCGCCGGTCATGTTTGCATTCCCTTCAAGGCCGGCCTATATTGGAGCCTGACGCGCCGACCAGGACGGACCGCCTTCAGGCGGATTGGGATCAGGCGATTTCCGGCCCCCCGGCGCGTCATTCCCAATCCTCACCAAAGTTTCTGCGAACGTTTCGGCGCTCGGTTCGTCTCAAGGACGTGAGCCAGACCTCTTCCCTGTTGGCCGTTTTCACAACCTTCAGCGATGCCTGGTAGAGCTTTCCCTGGTACTCGCCGACGATCGCCCATCGTCCGTTTCGGTCCTTCATCAGCTTGCCGCTGCGAGCCAGCCATCCCGGCAGGACGCCATAGGCATCCGGCGTCGCGATCGTGTGCTTGACGTGGCTGCGGATCGTGTCGGCCGAAAGCCTGACCTCCGCCCCCTTCTTGATGCCGAGCGGCTTGGCCAGGGTTTCATCCACCAGCGCGACAGGTGTCCAGCTCCCATCCGGCCATTTGCCCCTGAGGCTTGCCTCGACGAACGCCGCGACATTCGCTTCGTTTGCACTGACAGCCTTCGGACCAGGCGCGGTCTGGCGAAGCCACGCCTCGCCCGGATTGTAGGCAAAGGACGGATCTACGCCGCGCGGCTGGTCGGTCCCGAGCTGGTCGAGATCCGGAGCGCGATCGAAGCCCTTCTTGCCCATCCGTCGCAATGCCGGCATCGAGACGGGCGTCACGAAACAACCGCAGCCGAAACCGTTCGGCGGAAACATGACCTTCCAGGCCGGATCGGTCGCCGCAAGCACGGTGCCGTTCCAATCCTTGTGCTCCTGGCGCGGGTGAATGGCACCGGAGTGATTGTATTGCCAGCCGGGAAAGGCTTCGAGCGTGTCCGGTTCGGTGAGCTGGGCATAGCGCCCCGCCGCTTGAGCGGTCCTCAAATTGGTCTCGAAGATCGTTCGAGTGCGCCAGCCACGCTCGCCCTTGTAGGACCAGCCATTACGCTTGACGATCTGGTCGAAATCCCGACGGAACTCTTCGAGCGTCGTGCCCTGTTCCAGGGCTTTGGCGATCGCTGCCTTGAAATCGTCAACCAGGGCGACGGTGTTGGCGCCGGCCACCATGAACATCTTCGAATGAGCCGCGTCCCAGACGTCGCGCCAGCTCTTCGTCGGGACGGAAGTTTTCTGCCGAAGGAAGTCGATCGCCTCGTCGAAGGGCAGATCGAGTGCGGAAGCCGTCGTCACCATCCTCGCCCCGCTCCCATCATCGTTTTCGAAGCCTCTTCAAAGCCCGTGGGCGCGCTTTGTGGGTCGCGGACGGGGAAGCGCCCGCCCATGCCCCTTCCTGCGCGTCTGTGAGGCCAATTCACGAGCGGCTCTTCAAGTCGTCGATGAGCGAAGCCTGGCCGGCGAGATGAGCGAGCGCCATGCCGCGCGCCATCGCTTCGGCCAGATCATCAGGCGCCAGATCGAGCTTCGCCAGCCGCTCGGCTGCATCGCGCAGGTCAGACGCATTCATCAGCGCTTTGCGCACCTCGTCGACCAGGCCGTTCATGGCGCCGGCCGCTTCTTCGTCGAGGCGCTTGCCGAGGATCTCGACGAGATCCTCGGGCTCGGCGCGCTGATGGGCAGACTTTAAGAGATTGTCGAAGACGCTCGCGGTCGCCGTCTGTCGTGCGGGCGGCTGAGCATCGATCGGCGACGGAACCGCTGTGGCGGGGGGCCGACCGCCGACCAGGACCGCGTCCTTCCTCGGGGTCGGTATCCCGAGGCGGTCGCGCAGAAAGCTCTCTTCGGCTGTGAGCCCGTGACGCGCCAGCTTGTCGAACGCCTCGGAGAACTCCTTCAGCGGCACCTCGTCCGGACGGCCGACGCGAAGGTGTGGATATCGATCCTGTGGGCCAAAGTTGAAGGCAATCATGTTCGGGACGAGCTGGCGGTTGAGTGTCGCAGTCACCATGCCGGCGTCGTCGCGCTCGATGTCCTCCTGCACCAGGCGGTGCTCCTGGCTGACGGCATGGCCACCGGAGACGGCATCCGTCGTTGTGGTCTGGCCGAGCACGAGCTTCGACACCTGGCGATCGAGCCAGTCGGCACGCCGCTCATACATGTCCGTCGAGCTGCTCTTCGAACCGACCTCGTGCAGCTCGATCAGCATCTCGCGCGGAATGATCGCAGCGCAGTCACCGGCAATCCCGGAGACCGCGCGCCACAAGACATCCTTCTCCTCTTCAGTCGCACCACGGCCATACTTGCCGATGCGGATCGGCTGACCATAGTTCTGACAGAAGATCGCCCAGTCTTTGGTGGTGAAGCTCTTGAACATCCAAGCCCAGAGCGCGACGCGAGCGATGCCCGACCGGATGGTCAGGCCGGATTTTGACTTGTGACGATGGACGATGAACTTGTGTTCGGGCAACGGTTCGCCGCCCACGCCCTCGCGCAGCAATACGGTCTCGCCATCCGCACGATCGAAGGTGAACCAGCGCTGGGTCCGCCAGATCAGGTCGCGCGGCATGACCAGGCCGTTCTTCACCTGCCAGTCGATCTCCATGACCGAGAGACCCTTGCCGATCGCGTCCAGCATGTCGAAGAGATTGGCGCGCAGCACCTCCTCATCCACCCAGGCCTGGAGAAAGTCGGCGTGTTTCTTGTGCTCGGCGCTGTCGGATGCTGCCTTGACCGTGATCGGCAGTTGGGCGACCGAGCGCTTGCGGGTCGCCATGACAGCCGCGTAATGCAGGTCGCGCTCTTCGATGTCCTCGGCCAATTCGAAATAGGCCTCAGGCTCGCCCTCGGCAGCCGAGCGCAGGATGCTAGCCAGCCGCTGCGGCGTGAGCCCGTTCGCCGGATGGCCGGAGATGACCTGGCGCACGCCGCCAGACTGCGGCGTGGCATGGGGCTCCGTGAGCGTCAGCATTTTGACGACGCGGCCGACATAGTCCTTCAGGCTGGCCATCACAGGGATCCTCTCAAAGTGAAGTCGATCGAGCGTCCGCGCCTGTCTTCGTCGAGGGGCGGTCCGCCGTTGTGGCCCGTCATGCCGGAGCCTGCGATCTTGCGGTTGGTCTCGTAGGCATAGGCGAGCGCTTCCTGGCAGCTCGCGAACCAGGCAAGCGCACCGGCCGGCGCCGTGTCGCCGTGGCGATCGTATCCGTCGGCGCCCTTGGTGGAATGCTCGTCGGGCACCTTGATGATGCCGTTGACATAGGCCAGCGCCTGGTGGTCGGCGAGGATGTCGGCGTCGTAGGGAAAGAGAAGGCTCTTGTCGCCGAAGGCCTCGATATAGGCCGGCATGTTGGTCGCATACCATTTGGCTGACAGCATCACCTCATGGATGCACTCGCCCCAGCGCTGACGCGCCTTTTCCGCCAAATACTGACCATTGCCCCGCGCATCGAGCGCACCGCCTGTCAGGCGAGGCAGACCGTCCCCGATGAAGAACAGGATGTCGCGCTGCTGATCGAAGGGGATATTCTTCAGCTCCACCACCAGGCGCGCACGACGAACCAGGTCGGCGCCGATCTCGAAGACGACGATCGCCGTCTTGTCGCCCGATCGCGCAAAGTCCTCACCGAAGCAATGCTCGCGAGCCGGATCGAGCGCATCTAGAAGCGGCTTCAAAACGCCTTCACAGAATTCCGAAGCCTGCTCTTCCCGCTCGTAGTCGTCGAGGTTCTTGAAGTCGTCGGGACGGTCCCAGCGCACGACGGCCGGAAGGTCCCGCGACATGCAGCTCTCGATCAGCACGCGGGTCATGGCGGACCCTTCTGCCTCGGCCGGAATCGCGTCCAGCTCCTGGCGCATCTTCGCGGTCCGGGTGCCGTAAGCCGAGCGGATCTTCGCTTCCCACTCGTCTTCCTTCTCCTGGCTCCACTCCTCACCCTTCATCAGACAGACGCGCTTGAAGAGGCCGTTTCGGACGGCGTCTCCGAATGTGAAGGTGTGGAAGTTGAATCCGTTCTTGCCGGCGAGCGCTTCCTTGATCAGTTCGTTGAAGGGGTTGCTGACCCCGTTGTGCGAAGAGATGATCCGGACTTTGCCACCCCAAATGAGCAAGGCGGCAACGGCATCAATGACCGAGCGAACATCTCTGTGAAATGCGGCCTCATCAATACAGACGACGCCCTGCAGTCCTCGGATGTTTTCGGGACGGGATGAGAGGCCTTCGATCCGAAATCCCGATGCGAAGCGAATAATGTAGCTGGAGATGGCCTGGGTGGAGCCATCGGCCTTCTGGTCGAAAAAGATCCCGTCCTCGATCGCCAGCATCTCCTTCGCCACGGTCTTCGCGAAATGACCGGCATACCCGATGAACTCGCGCCCCTTTGGCTTGCTGTCAGGGATGTAGAAATAGTTTTGGCCGCCTGCTGATCTCTGCGCGGCCGCGATCAGTGTGGCGTCGAGTGCTTCTGCGAATGTGATCCCGGTCCGGCGACCCTTCGCACAGCCTTTGAGAATGCTTTCATCGGCGATCCACTCTACTTGGTGATCCATCAAGACGCCCTCGGCCAAAGGGTCAAGATCGTCGGGGATCTGCGCACCGCGCGGCAGTTCGGTCGGCAGCTCGTCCGGATGGCGGGCGAGCACCGGTGGGTCTGTCCACTGGCCTTGGGGAAGCTCAACCATTCGCGGTCTCGTCCTTCTTCTTCATCGGACGAACGCCGAGGAATTCGCGGCGGGCGCGAGCAATCGCTTCCTTGGAAATGCCAGGCTCGTTGGAGAGCGTGTCGAGAGCCTTTTCGGCGTTGGCCTTCATCTCCGACTCGACATGGCGGAGCTTCTCTTCGGCTTCGAGCTTCAGGCGCTGCCCGGTCGATGCCGTCTCGGCAAGCGCCAGCTGGCGAAGCGCGGTGGCGGCTTCCTTCGCCTCCTTGAAGCTCATTCCTTCGTCGGAAGCATTCTCCATGACCTCGACGAGCAGGGTCTTGAGCATACGCGTCGACGCCTGTGTCAGCTTGTCGGCATCCGCGCCGTTCGAGCTGGCGACCACCGCATTCGCTATGGCCTGTGTACGCTGCATCTTCTTCGTCAGCTTGCCCAGGCGCAGATTGTGCCGGTTGAAGGAGGAGAAATGCGGAATGTCGAAATCAAGACCGATCTCGCCCTGCAGCGCGATCAGCTTGTTTCGAAATTCGGCATAGACTTCCGTCTGTGAGCGTGGCGTGTTCGCTAGCTCCTGAAACGCCCAGGCGACGATGGCCTCGCACTCCTCGGGCAATAGGTCGATAGACGACGGACGCGGTCGGATGTGCGGGGCCATGACTTACTCCGCGTCGCCGGGTTTCTGGATGCCTGAAAGATAGTGGCGGCCCTCGACATGGTCGCGACCGGCGCGGGTCAGCACCGCACTGGTCTCTGTGCCCTCGGTTCGGGTTTTCACAGCGCCCGTGTTCTCCTCCATCCAGAGGAGCTGGTTGCAGATGTAGTCGCGCGACTTCTTGTAGGAGAAGCGCTCCAGGCTCTTCTGGATCAGGAACGTATTGGTGGACCCGCCGGAACGCGGGTCGGCAAGATCCTTGAGGATGATCAGGCGAATGTTCTCATCGACCCACTTTTTGTAATCTTCGGAGAGCATCATTTCCCTCATTTATCGTGGCGCAGCAGGAATTCTTCGACCCGGCGCGTGGCTCGTTCGGTCGCCTCGGAGGATTTGGCAATGAGGGCGATATCGCCCTTCAGCTCCGTCATATCGACCTGGAGCTTGTTCACCGTGTCCTTGTTCGGAAGGTGCTTGATCTCGCCCTCGATCGCCTGGATGCGGCGGTCGTGCTCGATCACCTTCTTCTTTGCCTCGGACAAATCCTCCCCAAGCGTCTTTTCCCCGGATGAGAAATAGCCTTTGGCATGGCCGAGAAGTGCGATGACTGCGAGCGCCAGCCCGAGATATTGGGAGATTTCGGCTGGGGTCATCTGAGGTACGCTTCCTGTTCGGCGATCTCCTGGCATTCCAGGCAACGGGTGGCGGATGGGTAGACACGGCGGCGAGCGGCCGAGATGGTCGCTCCGCATTCACACTCTTCACGTCCCTCAGCTCGAAGTGCGGCACTCGCTTCCCGGATCCGCGCCTGGCGCTCCTGCTCGACGCGCATCTCGCCGATCTCTCGGTCAAAATCACTGTACATTCGGACCCCGCCAGGTCTTGACCGCCTCGACCGCCTGGCGCCCGATCTCCTTGACCGTGTGGCCGCCCATGTAGAGGCTGATGAACCAGCCGGTGAGTGTCATCAGGGTGGCGCTGTCGATCGGGTCGAGCGCGATACCGAAGGCCTTCAGCACCGGGAAAAGCAGGAAGGCGCAGAGCCAGAGGAAGGCGAGCAGATACATCCAGCCCCAGCGCCAGGCGCTCTGCCAAAAGCCCTCCTGCAGCTCGGCCTGAAGCAACTCGAACTGGCCCTTGAGCCCTGCCTCCCAGAGCGCGATCATTTCGGGCGCCTGCTGCTCCACTTCACGAACAGCCTCTTCGAGCCGACCAACAGGTGCCTTCACGAGATCTTCGGGAGGTACACCGACCCTCGTGACGACCGCGTCGATGACAGACCCAGCAAGATCGCCGGTGGTCCCGCCGATATTCTTCTCGATGATGCTCTTAACGATCGGAGCCCCGATCTTGGCGGCAATGCTAAGGATGACAGCTGCAGCGGACATGTCAGAAGCTCCGGAGGAAGGTTGCAACGCGGGGAGCCTTGTCGCCGATACGCGCGGCGATCACGTCGCGGTAGCGATAGGCCTGCCAGGCGAGATAAAGGATCGCAACGCCAGCAAGGCTCAGGCCCACGATGGTCGCGAGCTGGTCAGGGACAACAGCAGTAGGATCAACCGGCGCAGACCCGGTGACGACGTCCGCCACCTGACCACCGCCCGCGAAACCCGCGCCGCCCGCCGTGGCGACGGTGCCTTGCGCCGCCTTCGAACGCGCATCGATCTCACGCTGGAGCGTGGCGAGCGTGGCCATGCCGACCTTGCCATCGACGGTCAGATCATGCGCCTTCTGGAACATCTCGACGGCCGTCCGATCGATGGCGCCGGTCGGCGCGTCGGCGAAGTAACCGAGCTTCACCAGCGCCTTCTTGGCCTCTTCGATCTCGGCCGTCGTCAGGGAAATCACGATCGCCGCATAGGCACCGGGTTTCGCCTGCTGCAGGCCGATGACAGATCGTTCGATCTCGGCCGGGAAACGTCCTTCCAGCAGCAGGGTCGCCTCCTCGCCACGGCGGCGCGTGAGGCCGGGCAGAACCTTGCCATTACCCTTGTTCCACATCAGCAGGCGACGGCGGGTATCGACCGGATTGTTGGCAAGGAAGGATTTGACCCAGGAGGCCGAGTGGATCTTGCCAGTGTTGTAGTCGAAGCTCGTGCCGGCATCGAGCGCATGCTGGCTGCAGCTTTCGCCGAGCGCCTTCAGGACGCGGGGCAGATAGTTCCGGGTCAGTGCGAGATCGACAAGGCGGTCATTTTCGGCCTCGGTGATGACCATGCCTGGTTTGACCGTGACGACGCCGGATGCGGTCGTCAGGCCGGCGCCGATCGTCCAGATGCCGGCCGGGCAGCGATAGGCTTTCTTCACCACGCCCTCATGGGCGTAGATAAACTTGCGCCCTTTCGGGCTGACGGATCGTGTCATGATGGGCTCCAGAAAGCGAAACGGCCGGGCGGCCGGTGATCTGGAGCGAAGGTAACGGGAGGTTGCAGAACGGGTCATGCCCGCCACGGTGGGCAGGACTTAGAAGAGGTCCATCTGACGGGGATCTTTGGGCTTGGCACCGCGCCCCGGGTTGGCGGTCCGTGCCCTCTTCAGGAGCTTTTCAACACCGGTCTCGGTCAGGCCGAGGCGGCGGGCGATGTCGCGGTTGCCAAGGCCGGCTTCGCGATATCGCAGTGCCCGAAACTCTCGGGCAAGCGGAACCTTTATATAGCCGCCCGGAAACACTTTGGAAAGACGGGCAGCATGATCAAATCCGATCGTCTGCGGCAGCTCCGATCTCGCCGGATCGGCCGGCACATAAAGCCGCATGCCGGCATGCGCTTCGACGAGCGCGAAGAAGCCCTCGTCCCCGAGCGTGGTCATCAGTTCGCCGACCAGGTCTTCGCTCATCTCTTCCCCGCGATCCCGAGGCGAACCTCGATTTCGATCTGGCGGGCCGTCAGCTTGCGGAGCTGCTCTTCCCGATGGATGCGGGTGCGGACGTCCACACCACCACGCGCAAGTTTGCGCTGCAGCTCGACGCGCTCGCGCCGGATCGTGTCCAGCTCGGATCGTTCGAAGAGCGGCAGCGCGCTTGCCATCAACCCCTGGCCTCCCAGCGGATGATGACGCCCTCGAAACGAGAGCCTGGGTTTTCCGACGCCCAGAAGCGACCCATGGTTTCGCGGGCGGATGAGCCGATCAACTTGGCCGGCGCCAGCCCCTGAAGGCGGGCCGGGTCGAAGCCATCGGAAATGGCGAAGTCCTCGATCTCGTCCCGGTGAAGGGGCATGCCGTCTACCTCGATGTAGGCAATGCCCGCCTCGATCAGATCCGAAGACATAATGACGATCGGCAGCACCGCGATGCAGACGGGATCAGGCATGACCTTCCGGCAATGACGGGTACGCATCCCGGTGAAGAGCTGCACCGGCTCGCCAACATGAGCATGCCGACGGCGGTGTCCCCGGATGGTATGACGCTTGCTGCCGTCCTCGATCTGCGGCGCGAAGTATTTTTTGAAACCGTAGGCGACCATCACGCCACCTCCGTTGCAGTGTCGTCGAGGTAGCGAAGCTCCCACGTTGGATGATACGGATTGGACGAAAAATCCCCGTCCAGCTTAATCCTCAAGTGTCCGCCGCGAGCGCCTGTGATCGTGCCGAAGCAAGGCGTTTTGCCGCCTGTGTATTCGACACGACCACCGACCTTCGCCGGCACTTGGTAACTCTTCCTGATCCAGTCGATGCTCATCAGAGCGAACCCTCCGATGCATCGCACTGTACGGCGATGATGTTCTGATAGAGCGAGAAGAAGCCGATCCGATATCCGACGACGGTGACATCGCACTGCGCCCGCTCACGCACCTGGGCGTAGACGGTGCCGGCCCGAAAGTGACCGTTCCAGAGCGAGTCCTGAACCACGTAGGTCTCGTCTGTCGCGTAGACGAAATTCTGATAGCTCGATGTGGTATTGCCGTCTTTGTCGGTGCTGAGGCGCAGAAGGCGCTCCTTGCTTCCGACGTAGATCCTTTTCTGCTCGACATGCGAGCCGTTGAGGTATGAGGCGTAGATCCCAGCACCCAGCAACGGGATGAAGAGCAGCCCAGCAGTCACTTTCAATCCAAAGCTCATCACGCACCTGCCCTCTCTGCCGCGAGCCGCGCGGCCTCTTCCTTCTTCTTGTTCAGCCGGCGTGCCGCCTCGCCCGGAGTGGCAAGCGCCATGTCGGAAAGCTTGGTGTAGGTTTTCTCCATGCCCGGTCGGAGCCAGATCGGCGGCTGCGGCGGCACTCCGTCCACCCAGGCAAGCCAGACATAGTCCGTGGCGCTGGAAAGCTCGGGATCCCAGACACCTTCCATCAGCGAGACGCGCTCGGCGAAATAGACGACGAAGGACGGAGGCGTGTCGCGGTAGATCAGGTGATAACGCTCCTGGCCGGAGAGCCAGGAGGCCCGCACGAAGAAGGCCACGCCCTTTCGAGCAATCTTCAAAGCCGTGTCGAAGAAGCTTTGAGCGATGTTGAAAGGCGGGTTGACGAACAGCCAGTCGGGCACGATCCGGCCATCGGCTTGAAGGCTTTCCCGGCTCTCGAAGGTGAAGTCGCGGATCGGCGGATTGAAGCCCCAATCATGGACGTCGGAATAGTCGACCTGGCGAAACACCTCGCGCAGCGGCACGACCATGTGGCCGCCGCCGCAGCAAGGATCGAGCGCGGTCATGTCGCTCAAGGATGGACCGGGCAGCCTGCTCAAAACCTCCCAGATGAAGGCACGGGTCGCCCAGGGCGGCGTCGGGAAATAGTCCAGGCTGTCGGCCGCTTGGTGGCGCTGGTTCATGACGTGGATGGAAGTCATCACGCCACCGCCTTTCCGGCCTCAAGGCGCTCCAGGCGATAGCCGTGGCCCTTCTGGGCGCGGATCGTCCAGCCGACCTTTTCGAGCTTCTTGCGGAGGTGACAGACAAGCGTGCGGATGCCATCGCGGGCAGTGAGAGGCCCGCCATCAGGGCAGTCGCCCCAGACCTTTTCTATCAGCACATCTAAGGAAGTCAGGCGGTGATTGGCATCAACCAACGCCTCGACAACCAGAGCCTCTTTTCGGGTGAGGCGGGCGACATCGATGCCGGAGAAGTCGCCCATGGGCTGGCCGCAATGGGTGCAGAGAAGGCGAGCCATCACGCACCGCCTTTCACGGCCCGAACGCGCTCGCCGAGAGCGTTCATCACCCGCTGCCAGTCGCTGTCCACGAGGTGGCTGAGTAGCTGGGCATCGGTCCGGCCGGACAGCCGGATCGCCTCCTGGTCAAAACCCTTGCGGGTTATGAGACCTGTGCCTGGATGAAGAATGCGCCACTGCGCCCAGGCGATCTTCGCGCCATCACGCTGTAGCCAGTCATAGCCATTCGTGTTGCCGAAGCCGACGCCGGCATCGCGCTTCAGCCAGCCCTTGAGCGCCTCGATCGCGGCCCGGCCGTCGTCGGCGTAGTGCAGGAAGCGAGTGTGATCGAGACCGGTCTGCCGCTTCACGAAGGCGAGCAGTGCTGCGTCCCGGCGATCCTTGACGACGCCGAGATTGTAGCCGGCAATCCAGAGCGCCTGGAGCTTCTTGGCATACTTGCCCGTCAGCCCCTTCACCTTCTCCTTGCCCTCGGCCGGCTTGAAGCCGTCATTGCGCAGCACCGTCAGGACGCGCTGGCGCTCCTGCTCGGTCATCTCCTTTACCGACGACTTGCCGGTGATGTTGGTGAGCTTGGCCCGGTAGGTGTCTTCATCCAGGCCGAGCTGCTTCTTGGCTACATGGATAGCGGCGATCGAGGAGGTCATGCTTCCCTCCCTTGCAGAATCGAAGTTTTAGTGGTGGCGTCCTCAAAAACTAAGCCCAGCAAAGCGGAGCACGACGAATGAACCATAAGCTGGCACTGAGGGTCCTGATCTTCGTGGTGCTCGTAGCTGCAATCATCCCTCCGATACTGTTCGGTGAGCACCGAACGATTGCCGATGTTTCGGGTGGGGATACTTGGCGCAATTTTATATTGGATTTCCAGACACTGATTACGGGCTTCATCGCAATCGCAGGCGCGTTGTTTACCATCGAAGCAATGTTCAAAGTCGACCGACAGCAGCAGGAACGCCACGACACGATAGTCGCCCTCCAAATGCGATCTGAGTATTTCGCCATTGACCGATTTTGTGTCGCCTACCAGGATTTCTTCGTTGGAAGCACCCAATGGGCGTCTGATCTGTATGAACTGATCATGGCCGCAGAGTACGAGGGACGTGCTGTATGGGCGGAGGCCATGGCAATCAGAGAATTGATCTGCGGCGCTTCCGATGCCCTTCAGTCCGAGGAGCTTTACGGAGCCATGCCTTACTTGGATGGCCCCTTCTCCGTCGCGCTCAAAAGGCTCAAAGACATCGTTGATCGCGCTGCCCCGACCGCAGACCGCGTTGCCGCGCACAAAAATGATCCCCGAAGCGAACCGGACGATGATTTTGAGTTCTGGTTCTCGGGCGAGTCCAGTTTCCCTGACTATGGGGGCAAGGATTTGCTCATTCGCTGCATCGAGCAGATGCAGGGAGCGCTTCCTGCCGTGGCCGCTGGGTTCGAGCGAACGGGCGCGCGGATTGAGACACTGCGCCGCCTCTACCCTCAACTTGCCCTGTAGGCTGCAGGAATCAATCATCCGAGCCTCCTGTCGATCTGGCTGGCAAGCGTGTCGAGGTTGAACTCGGCAAGCACGATGGCCCCGCGCTTCGTGTTCTCGACCAGGCGCGCATAGGTCTCGCCCTCGTGCTCGAACAGCTCGTGGCCTTCGCCCTTGAATTCGGAGATGAGGATGGAGCGGATCCGCTCCCGGCGGGTGAGTTCGGACATCGGATCGACCTCACGTCTTGGCGAGGTCGATCGTGACTGCCGTCCAGCCGTCGGTGATCGAGCTGCGCTTGTAGAAGCGGATGTATTCCTTCGAGCCGGTGATGCGCATCGCGTCCCGGATCGCATCCATGGCGCGCTGCCAGCGTTCGTCCTCGATCGCGTGCCGCAGGAGCTGGAAGATTTCCGAGCGGTTGATCTTGCCTTCCTGGTCGGTGTTGAAGGCGCGCGTCACGATCGCCTGGATCTCCGGCCGGCTCTCCGCCGACCATTCGTTCAGGCACTCGTCGATCAGGCTCTTGGCAACCTGCAGCTCGGATCCGAAGTCGATGAGGTTCTGAACCTGCACCTGGACCTTCATCAGGCCGTCGAAGGTCTGATAGGTCCGGTTGCCCTTCTTGCCGCCGATCTTCACGCCATACTGCTCGGCGATCAGCGCATCAAGCGCGCCGAGGTCGGTTTGCGTGTGCCCACGAAATCGGGCGATCTGGGCCGAGAGATCCTCGGCGTAGGCCATGATCTTGCGCACGGCCTGGTCTTCGAGCTTGTGCTGCGGCTTCACCACATCGGCCGGAACGTACCCACCTGTGGCGTCGATCCAGAACTCGCGACCGTTCATGACAACAACGCCGGTCTCTGGCTTTTCTTCAATGATGACGGCTTCCATGTTCAGGACACCTTGTGCTTGAGGTAGGACGAGCGCAGCCGCAGGAGTGCATCGTGCAGGCGCTGGCGGGCTTCCTTCTCGCCAGCGGTACCGCTGGCGAGCTGATGGTGATCGAAGGCAGCGACGACCTGTTCGACGCGCTGCAGGACGAAGAAGGTGCGGCTTTTCCTGGTACCGCTCTTCGGGTTGGTGCTGGCCCCGACCAAGGTGTTGGAGACACCGGCCCCGACTTGATCGACGATGCGATCGAGCGGGATGCGGATCTCGGCCAGGACGAGGATGTGATCGTCCTTCATGCCGCATCACCCCCATCAGGACTGTGCTGGATGGTCCGAAGACGCGGCCGCAGCCGAACGACATTGCCACCGATCTGGCTGTCCACCCGGTCGGCAAACCGCTGGTCGCGGGTCGCCTGCCGTCCGGCATCCATCCGGGCAAGCTCGATCTGGATCCCGGCCTCCTGTTCGGCATCGCGAGCGAGCTCCTGGACAGTCCGCAGATTGCGAATGAGTGTGGATACCGCCTGCGGTGCCATCTGGATTCCAGTGTCCTCATAGGCGCGGAATGTCTTGATGATGACGCCGACCAGGTCGGAAACGAGAGGAGCGCTGTTCATGAGCGGCCTCCCTTTCCGAAATCCGGGCGGATGATCTTGCCCTTGGCATCGGCGATCATGTCCTCGAGCTGCTCAGTAGCGGCCAGTTCCATGGTTCGGCGCGCCTGGCCACCGGCCTCCATGTCGCGGAAGATCGAAAGCTCCAGCTCGATACGCTGTGCCAACGAGCTGAGGGCGCTGATAAACACCCCTGTCTCGATGATTTCGGCAACAGGGACATCGGCAGAGCGACCTTTGAAGTCGGATGCGATCGCATCCAGTTCCATAGCGAGACTGATCGTCATGCGATGTCTCCCAGGTCACGGTTCTTCCAGGCATCGCGCAGCAAGGGCAGCGTGAGATCTTCGCCACCGGAGAGGCCAGAGATCAGCGCGGCTTTGATGGTGCGGTCGATGTTGCGCAAAGCTCCCGGCTTCTGGGCGATGACCTTGAGGAACTTCACGCAATCGTCGTCTTCGACGCCCCAGGCAGAGATCAACATCTCGGCGCCGAGCTGCGGGTTGTTTTCCCGCTTCAGGCGACGATCAAAGCGGGTCGCGACCTGTGCCCGGCTCATGACCGACTTGCTCCGATCGTTGAAGAAGGAGGTTCCGGTATCCTCGTTGCCGAGCAGCGCCAGCCCGCAATTGTTGATGTCGACGAAATGACGCAGCTGGTTGATCGCGTCCGGAACAAGGTTCTGGGCTTCGTCCACAATGAGGAGCGAGCCCTCGCCGATCCGCTGCAGCTTGCGACCGATGGTGCGCACCAGCCGTGTCGGGTTGTGCTCAGTCACCTGCAGTTCCTCGGCGATGTCGACGAGGATCCCGTGGATTGTCTTCGTGTGCGGGCTTGCCGTCACCATGAAGACATGCGGGCGATAGTCGCGAAAATGCTTGGCCGCCGTCGTCTTGCCGGAGCCTGACGGCAGGGTCACCATGACCATGCCGGCACTGATCTGGGCGAAGAGCAGGGTCTTGATGACATCCTCGCCGGTCGGTGTCTTCAGGTATCGTGGCGAAACCGGGAGCGTCGCCGCGATCCGTGAGCTTTCCTCCAGGTTGTCCAGCCAGGTGCTGATCTGGTCATTCAGATTGGATAGAACGCCGGCATAGTTGCCGTTCGTCCATTGGCTGAAGGTGGCTTCCGCCATTCCCGTGCGACGGCGCACCTCGGCCTTCGACCAGCCATTGATCTTCGACAGCTCGATGACAGCACCGAGCAGCTTGCGCCAGCGATCGACCTCCGCCGGTTGATGCTTGACCGTAAACTCGGTGCTGGGCTGCGGAATGATCCATGCGCCGGTTGTGTTGATCGGATTTTTCATTTATTTGGGTTCCTATGCTTTTGACTTTCGGCAGGCTCTCGGGCCTGCCTTTCTTTTTTTGTGGAACCGTACGCAGTACAAATCGGCTCCTTGCTGAGCCCGAACGCAGCACTCTTCGGGCTATTCCCGGTTGGGGAATAGGATGATGTCGGCGTCGCCGAGTATGCGATCGATGCCGGCATTGAACTTGTCGTCGAAGCTTTCGACCTCCTCGGAAACCGCAGGCTCCACCTTCGTCAGCACCGCCGATCGGGTCACAAGGCGAGTGACTGTTGGAGCCTTTGGTGTCTTGGCCTGGGGCCTCATCTTGTCGGCCTTGGCGTTGAGATCCTTGAGGTCCAGATCGGTCAGGCGACGGGCCGCCGTCTTCTGGGCCTTGAGGGAGCGCATGTGATCGCTCTCGGCGCGAGCCCGCTCGCGAGCCGACGCCTGGCAATCGAAGCCAACCTTGGCAACGCAATCCGCCTCGCCGAGAAAGCGTCCTTCCGGATCGTAGACCTTGATGGCCCCATGCAGATCGGCCGGATCAAAGCGGACTGTGACCTTGCGACCGATCCACTGGTTGAGGAACGACTGGTGGTACCGGTTACCGAACAGATGAATGGCGCCATCCGGTTTGCGGGCGGTGACCTGTTCTGCGGCAAGCATCCAGAGAGAACGCTGGGCCGGGCTGGCAAACCGAACGAACTGGCCGTGCGTCTCCATGCTGGCTTCGAACACCTGGTCGAAACTTCTGCCTTTGGCCGTCTCGGTCTTACGGTCGGGCCGCGCGTTGTGTTCTGCCACCTGGCGCGCCACGTGCGCCTCCAGCTCGGCGACGGGGATTGCACGCTGGCCATAGTTTTCCGGCTTGTGTTGCGTGCTACGCCCGGTATAGGCGCCAGCCATATCCGGATGCTTGGAGATGTTCTCGGCGAGATCGCCCCACGCGCGCTCGACCGGCTTTGACTGGCCACGGCGGGGTTTGACGAAGCGACCGTCGATGCCCAGCGTCTGCAGAAGCCCGGCAACTTCGTCCTCGGTAATCTTAAAACGATGGCGTGACTTCGCGCCGCCCGAGATCTTCTTGCTGGCGAAGGCCTTGCCGTTGTCCATGTAAAGACGTTCCGGGATGCCGTGCTGTTCGACCATGTTGCCGATGACGGTCCGCACAGCCTCCCAGGTCTCGGCCTCGGTCAGCACCCATGACAGGATCTTGCGCGAGTAAAGGCACTGCGTACCGACCAGATAGAGACGCCCCTGCCGGCCGTCTTCGAACTGGACATGAAGGTCGAGCTTGTGACCGTCAGTGTTCACATACTGCATAGCGTGCAGGTGCGAGACACTGCGCTGCTGGGCAGGGATAAGCTTCCGAGCCTCTTCCTTGCCCTTGCGCGACAGGATCTGCACCGCCTTCGGGATCTTCAGATCCATGTGCCGGCGCAATGTCCGCTCGTGAGGAATCGGTGCCCAGCCATGTGCCTCGGCCACCGCCTTCATCCGCCGATAGCAGGCAGAGAATGCCGACCCTTCGGGACGCAGATAGTCCGAGACCAGAACGTCCCAGGCCATCGGATGCACCTCGGCTGTGTCGGTAACCACGCCGATCGCTTTTTTGGATGTCGCCGGAGCAAGTGCTGCGATCCAGTCCTGACGAGCATGGCCTTCCGTTAGGCCCCGCCACTCGTGATAGGTGGATCGGGCCACACCAAAGCGCTGCTTGATCGAAGCCATGGCCTGAGCGGAGGTGGCGCCGTCCCGGATCATCGTCTCGACGGCGAGGAGAACCTTAAGCCGGCGCTCGCACTCTGTCTTTTGACCTGTCGTCAGTCGCTCATAGATCGCCCAAGCCGCCTTCGAACGGTCAGTTTTCGGGGTTTGAGCCTCCATCATGAAGGCGAGCTTCTGTCGTGCGGCGTCGGGCAGAGAAGACAGGTGATACTCGTAGTAGAGGCCGCCGTTCGGTGCTGTCTGACGCCTGAAAAACCGAAGGTCGCTGCGCATACCCTCACGAGCCACGAACCGGTCGAAGTGCTTGACATCAGCCGGGACACCCGGAAGTTTCGCCTCGACAAGTTCCTTGACGGAGAACCACTCTTTCACGGGCGGTTACCTTTCTTCGCTTCGATCGCGGCGCGAATTTCGGCCTCGTGCCGCTGCACCAGGCGCAGCGTCAGCGCCACCGCCTGCAACTGGTCGAGCAGGAGCGCCCGCTTGGAATCGCTGGATGCGATGATCGGGAATTGGCCTGAGGTGATCGCGTCGATCGCGGCGATCTGGCTGGCAAGCGACACCTTCATGACCGCTCACCTCTCGATCGGATCGAGACCGGGCGGGCCTTCAGGAGGCGGATGTGATCAGCAAGAGCCTTTTGCTCCTGCTGAAGGCGAGCGATCTCCGCGAGCCGCGCTTCATCACCCTGAAGGAGGGTCAAACCGTCCTCGGAAACGACACTGTCCCAGAGCCAGACGGCACCGGTGGCCCGAACAAATGCTTTGAACCGGACCAGGCTCACGTCGTGACCGGTCTTGCTTTCGGCGGTGTAGGCATCGAGTGCCCCTTTCGAGACGCTGGCGAGACCGAGATATTGCGCCATGCGGGCTGCAATCACTGGCCGGTCGTACGGGCATTCGCGAATTGCCTTGGACATGTCCCGCTTCAGCTTGGAGCGGAAGCGTTCAAGGTCGATGCGCTCGACGGCAGACCGAGCCTCGAAGACCGGCACCTGGAAGAAGTCGAGTTGGGAGGGATCGCGCTTCATTCTGCGGCCTCCAGAAACCCGAGGTCGCGCTTTTCGCCGATATGCTCGACGATACGAGCAAGCGTGTCGTCGTCGGCCTTGTCGACCAGGGCAACCATCTTGCGGAAGATCTCGTCCTGCAGGGTGGCGGCATCTGGTGCGGCCTTCGGCTTCAGCCATCCCCAGATGGTCTTGAGATCGGCGCCCTCGCGCAATCCGGCAGCGACTCGAGCCTGATCGTCAGCGGGCAGCTTGGCGAGCTTCAGCAGCTCCTTCTGATCGTTCTCGGCAGGTGTGCCACGGACGGCCGCGCGGAGCGCCGGAGTGATCTTCTGACCGATGCGGGTAACCTTTTTATAGGTCGTCGGCCCAAATCCGAGGCGCTCCTGCACCGTCTGAGAAAGCTCTCGTCCGGGCGCAAAGATAACAGGGCACTCGGTGTCCTGTTTTTTCGGACGCCCACCCTTGGGATTGATGGTGCCGAACTTTTCCTCGTACATCTCGCGGAACTTCAGCACGAAGAGCGCCCGGTCGAGCGGGTTCAACTCGTTGCGGTAAATGTTCTCGGAAAGCTCGATCAGCTGTGCCTCGACGGCATCGGCGGAGACAACGATGACATCGATCTCTTCCCATCCGTTCAACTCGGCAGCACGAAGACGATGTCCTCCTGCCACAAGTGTCAGCGGGGTTTTGCCGCCATTGGCAGCCGGTGTTGAACGGACTGTGAGCGGGTTGATCAGCCCGCGATCCACCATGGATGCAGCAATCGCTGCAGCGTGATCCTCGTCGACGGGACGGGCACGCTCTCCAACAAGGATCGACGCAATCGGAACGGTCTTGAAGGTCGCCATTTATGCCGCCTCCGCCTGTGCCGCAGCGGCTTCCACCATCGACGACATGAAGATGTCATGGGCTCGGGTTGCCATCCGGTCGTAAGCCCGGTCGAAGCAGGCTTCCTCCCGGCGGCTTCTAACCACGCGATTGGCCTGCATCACCGACCAGCGTGCGACGCCGAGCAAATTGACCAGCCGACGACGGGGAACCGTAAACTCGGCATTGAGGATCGAGAGCACCACTTGGCGCGCCAGTTTGGCGTCAAACATGTCGCGCGGCGGGTCGATGATGTCGCGCATCGGGATGTGATTGAAGTGAGCCCTGACGGCTCGAAAGGTCGCGTTGATCATGGCGCCCAGGCGCTCGTCTTCGCTGTAGGGGTTCTGGCTCATGATCAGCCTCCGACAACCGGAAGAAGGGAAAAGACCGAAGCCACCAGGGCGAAAAGCACCACACTGAAGACGAGCGCGGTATCGATGAGGCGGCAGATCGGAGAGAGCGAAGGGACAAACGGAACCATGTCGATATTGGCCGTACGCTTCGTCATTTTCACTGACATCGAAACAGGCGAATGTTGGAACGTGGCGCTGGTTGACCGGGACTGACAGCCGGGGCGGATAGCCCTGCGGATCACTCGCGATAGGCTAGAGCAGCGGCGATTAGCGCCACGCTTGACGAGAGAGAGGAGAACCATCACGCCGCCTCCTGCTGAGCGGCGGGGCGTCGGCCGTTGCGGTAATTGGCGGCGGGCTGAGGGCTGAGCCGGCGACCATCTGCATGGTAGCGGGTCCGCCACAGCATCTCGGGGCGGGTTTTCAGCGCGGCAGCAATTGCGCGCTCGCCCGCAACGTGAGGTTCATGCACAGCGTTCCCCGCCGTGCCGGCGGGCAAGCCGTATTCCTTGTCGATTTGCGAGAGCGTCAACTTGGCAAGGATGAGCCGACCCTTGATCCGGGCGACTTCTTCGAGCCGCTTCCGCTCGGTCTTGTCGGTGAGTGCATCGCGATGCATAAAGAATTCCTTCGATACCAACTGGGAGGCCCTGGCCGGCCTCCTTTTTTGGGGTGGTGAAATCTGTGAACACAGGAAGGAGTAACCCAAAATGGGTGCCTACGCAACACCCAATTTGGGTGGCAACAATGATCGATCAGAAAGCGCTTTTTAAAGCAGCTGGTAAGCGGCTGGCGGTCGCGAGAGCCGAGGCCGGCTATGCGAACCAACGTGCCCTGGCTGACGCTTTGGGCATCTCTGAGCCGGCGGTCGCCAAGTACGAACAGGGCGCCAGGGAGATCCCTATGTCTGTTCTGCATTGGCTCTCGGAAAATCACGGCATCAGTGCGCAGTGGATCATCACCGGCAATGGTGACCCCGAGGCCGCAAACGAGAACATGATCCGCATCAAGCACTACAACGTGAGCGCGGCCGCAGGCACAGGTCTGGTGCCTGTCGATGAGCACGAGGAGCAGGATGACATCATCCTGGCGCGATCATTTCTCCGTCGGCTTGGCGCGTCACCAGAGGGATCACAGGTGATCTTCGCGAAGGGCGAAAGCATGCTGCCGACGATCCCGGATGGGTCACTTCTGCTAATCGACCGCAGCAAGACGCATATCGAGGAGGGTGGCGTATTCGTTTTCCGTATTGGTGAAGGCATCAAGGTGAAGCGCGCACGATGGCGCGCCGACCAGCGGATCGACCTGATCTCCGACAACCAACTGGCTGGCTATCCACCCGAGACCTACACGCGTGACGAGATCGCCACCATCGTCCCCCTCGGTCGTGTGATGTGCGTGATGCGGGTTCCCTGA